ATGACCGACAATGATTCGTTCATCAACGAGGATGTTCGCCGCCGCGCTGGTGGCCTGAACCTCGATTACCAAGGGGTTGACGCTGACGGCGTTACCCAGATGTCGTGGGGATTGAAGGTAAACGGAGATCTGCCCATCGACCCCTGGGCGCTCCGCAGTGCAGTGGAAAAGCTTGCTTGGCCTGATGGATACCCCGAGGGCCACGGTGAGCCGGAGATTTACCAGATCGAATCCCGGAGCATTGGCCAACAGGTCGCCCAATACGTCGTTGAATCGCTGCCAGATCTCCTAGTCGATGCGGTGATTTTGAAGGCGCTTGAGCAAGTCGCCAAGAAGCTCAAGAAGTGGGCACGGCCTGCCTGGATCCACGGCTCCAGCACACCCGAGACACCCCACGACTGGCTCGCTTACGCCACCCGAGAGGCCATCGGGATCGCATGCAACACGTACCGCGACCTCGATGGTTTCGTCGTCATCTCACAATCGGTGTCCGAACCGTCGGTGCCTGGTGATACCTCGGCGATGATCGGTTTGCAGGCACCGGACGGAACCACTGTCGTGGTTCACATCTGGCTGGTCGAAGGTTCGCAATGTCACAGCACCACGCGAGTCCCCCCTCGTACCTGAGAACGACGGCAGCCCCTACCTGGTCATGTGGTCAGGCCAGGCCACTTCGGGTCAATGGCCTACAGGCAGCGGCGGCACCTCTGTCTTGATGGCCACCCAGATCGGCGACAACGCCAGCAGCTGAGCAGTGGTCAGGGGCTCGGTTTCTTGCTGTGTCGTCATACCCGGTGACCATAGGTGCCCGTCCACTAATTAGCAAGGGCGCCAATTGATTTCAAATACCTTTGGCCTACATAGGTGGACTGTTGATCTTGGGTGTTAAACGACGAAACCCCCGCCGAAAGCGGGGGTTTCGCGGTGCAGCCTGAGACGGGCGCACAACCGGGTGGAAGAGGCCCGGTCATTGGTTGGCCCCGCACCGGGTAACCAGCCGGTCGGAACCGTGGGCGGGGAAGGATTTTGAGGGAAATCCCCGCCCCTGTCGGAGAGAAGCCGATCTCCCCAACAGGTTGCTCTTAGTTGGCCATGGCGGTGATTGTGAACCACCGGTATCGCGGTGGCGTGGTCACCAAGCCACGGCTCGCCCACTGCGCTGGGCCTTGAATCTTGAACTTCACACCATCCATGACAAGCGTGTCACCGTGCTCGGGCTGTACCGGCTCACTGAGTGGTACGCCGACCAATCCTGTGGTGTCGACAATGTCGCCGCGCTGGCCTGCTGGCTGCCACTTTGGGCCACCGAGCACCAGGCCGCTGATGGTGCCGACCTCTTCACCGACACGGGTCACGTTGCCGTCGCTGTCGACGGGGTCGCCGTGCTCATCCCGTGTGACCGGTCGATACAGAACACCGGTAGCCATCACATGGCCTTGACGCGGTAGCGGTCCAGCACTACCAGTTCGCCAACAGTGAAACCTATGAACGGCGAGTATGAAACAGACTCAGGGCCAACAGTTTCAGTGCGGATACCGGCAGGGTTGCTGATCATCCGCGCCGACGCCGCGAGGATCACAGCGCGGATCTCAGCGTTAGGTTCACTATCGGCGAAGCCAACGCCTCGCGTGTGCGCTGAAGCCATTGCACTCACCACGCTGATGACCGCGTCACCCTGCTCCTGGGTGACTGTGCGGCCAAGCAGCGCAGCGAGATCGGCACTTGTTGGTGTCGCCACCGTTAGGCCGCGTCGTACAGACGGACCACGCCAGCCGGATTCGCGAAGCCGAAACCGACACGCGCAGTGGCACGAACCTGCACCGCGTCATAGTCGAACGCGGCATCGGTCGAAGTCACCACAGTGGTGCCGGTGCGCTGAACCACGAGGATCTGCGACGAGTCCACACCCCAGGCATTGCCCGCAGCGACATCGGTCGAAACCAGAACCTTGACACCAGCCAGCGTTACGCCGTCGGCGACGCTCTCGAACAGGCTCTTGTTGCTGCCGCTCTGCTCCTTGGCCTTGGCCAGGGTCAGTGCAACGTCAGGAGCCAGAATGAAGTGCGTCAGCGCGGCGTTGTCGGCCAGTGCTGCGGCCTTGGCCTCGTGGAACGGGTCGAGCGACGTCAGCGTTACGGTGCCGGTGTCGACCACGTTGATACCCGACAGGGACAACAGGCCAGACGGGCCATTGCTCACGGTGTTACCGAAGTACGCCGCGTCGACCTTCTTCGCGACCGAACGGGCAAGACTCTGCGCAACCTGGTTCGCTACTGCGGGATTCGTGTCCTGAGCGGCTTCCGTGCTGATCTGATTAAGACCCGCAACCTTCTTAGGTGTCACGACCAGTTCGGTGGTTGTCGGATCGGTCAGACTGATCTGAGTGTTCTCCGCATACCAGCCGACAGCCGGGTCGGCGGTCAGCATCGGAAAGCGAATCGACTCGTTGCTTGTAGTGATCAGCGTGCTTGCCTGGAAGGCGATGGACTTCTCAGCCAAGACGAGGTCGACCAGCTTGCCGTAGTCCTCGGGCGTCCAAGCCGCTGCGAGGTTTGAGTTTAGAACTGCCATTGTTTGAAATCCCTAAATGACGGAATGGATTTGATTCCGCCATCAGGGCGTGAACAATGTGTTGAGCATCAGGCTCGAAAGGTTGAGACGCGTTCGCCGCCAGGGCATCTCGCTACTTTGAATTATATCAGCGGAAGAGTGCTGAGAAGTCTTGCGGTCCAGTGTCATTGCTGCGCTGGCCTTGGCCCACAGATCCGAAGCTACGAGACTTCAAGTGTGGCTTAGCGTCGATCAGGGCATCGATGGCGGCATCGAGTTGGTCGACATCGTCCAAGTGTGCGGAGTCGAAAGCGAGGTCTGACGGGTCGGCGAGCTTACCGGTCGCTGTCACAAGCGCGGCGTGTAGGCGGGCGGCCAACTCGTCGGCGCGGGCTTCGGCAGCCTTGGCGCGGTCTCGGTATGAGGCTGATTCGCGGCGGATCTTCTCAACGTACTCACGCGGGAATGCGTCTGTATCGCTCTCTGCAGCTTCTGATTCCACATCCGACACAACTACGCTCGCGGCATCCTGTTCAGCTGTCTGCGTGGCGTCTGGGGGGTTCGTATCGCTCATTGCGTCATGTCCTCTCAACGGTCAACCTGATCGGCCATGTATCGGCCCATCGTCAAATCCCTGGCATCGGCTACGTCGCGGTTGATCCGAGCCAACTCGGCTGCAATGGCGTCGTCAGTCATGCCCAAACGTCGAAGTGTCTCTTCCCGGCTCAATAGGTGCGCCTGGTAGAGCTTGACTGCAGCGTCGGCCTCCTGGGCCACACTGCGGGTATCGGGTGGGCACCACGCCACCTTGACCGAAACATCCTGCGGGTCGACGCTTCGCGCCACGCCAATAAGTAGGCGCATTACTGCTTCCCATCCGGTGCCGTAAGCGCGGGCCTTCTGCTCAACACGCGCAACCAATGCACTTTCGCTCGCCCGCAGCGCGTCTGCAGATGTCACCGAGTCCTGCAGGAGTCCGAAATAGCTTGGGGGTAGAGAGGTTACGGTCATCGCTGCGGCCATGATGACACGCATTCCCGCCTCAAATCCGGCGAGGTCCGATCCACTCAGCTGCCCAAAGCGGGCCGAAGGATCCTCAGCTAGCCAGGTACGGTTGCTGTTCTCGGGGAGCGGGTTAACCGCTTCGGTTTCTCCAGTGTCGTTACCGTCGGCGTCCAAGACCGGTCGCTCAACCGCCTCAATACCGGAGGCGAAACGCTGTGGGCGACCAGCCGCCTCGGACGCAGCCATCATGTCGGTGCACATCTTGGCGGCGGCGTCCTGAATAGGAATCAGGTCAGCGATCACGGAGTCGTCGTCATCCAAACCGATTGCAACAACTGGTGTTACGCCGAGCGGATTGGGTGTGCGCGTCACCAGCACGAATGTGGTGGCGTTCGCGGTGTTGCCACGGTAATGCAGAATCTCCTCAGGCCCGTACAGCCAAACCTCAGTCGTCGTCGCGGTGTTGATCTTCTTGACCGCATTGGTGATCTCCCGCGTCACAGGGTCGCGGCGGATCGCCATATGTGTGGGCGGCTCGTGAGTAGCGCGAGCGCGGCCACGGCTATCCCGCCACACCAACACGAAGGTCTGACCCCACATCAGCGCGGCCCGGTGGATACTGTCCGACAGTTGATCCAGATCCGACCCTAGCCACAAGTCCATAGCTGACTCGTCGCCCGTCCAACCGGCCACCCGCAACCGTTCCTGGATCGCCACCACCGCCACGCGGCAAAGATTCGCGCTCAAAACCTCGAACTTGGAGAGGTTGCGCTTGGCGTCGGCACTGAGGTAGGCGAGCTGCGGGGACGCGCCACGGTAGTAGCGGTCCAGTCGATGCAACGCGGGCTGCGGCGCATCCAGCAGCTTCAGCATGTCGTCAAGTTCTGTCACTCAGAAACTCCAACTTCTCTTCTTCTTCGGCTTTCGAGTGGCAAGCCACGTGGCCCGCGAATGAGCCATCACCATGCACGCCGCCAGGTCAATCTTTCCCGCCGATGCACGACGGTTAGTCTTCGAAATACGCACTCCACCATCAGTTTCTGTGACCGTGGTCGCGGCGACATGTACCGCCAGAACGGGGTCCGAGTCGTGAGACATCTCACCGTTGACCGCCGCCGCGTACAGATCGGTGGTCGCCTTGCTGACCCGCGATACTGCGCTCCAAGGGAACTCAGCCACAGTTGCCACATCTTCAGCGGCCAGGATTTGCAGCGACCGAGTCCACAGGTGTGGGTCGGCCACCAGCTCGCGAACGTTGTAGATCTTGCAGGCGTCTCGGATCGCAGTCTCTACCTCCAGCACCGGCACTCGCCAGTGCGGCTGGTCGGCTGGCTTGGCCCACACCCGGTAAGGCGAGAAATGAGGGCGAGTGGATACCGTGCCCAAAAGGAGAGCCGTACAGTCGTCATTGAACGAGCCATCTAGTGCCAGAACAACATCCGCACCCAGTGGCACTGGCTCTCCGGTCCCCAGCTCTTCCCAAATATCCGGCGGAATGAACGGGTTCGTGTTTTCCGGTGGAAGGATTTGACACAGACGGGCGCGCCGATATGCGTGCTCGCGTGTCGTCTTCGCCTCGCGCTCAAACACATCCATGGCCAGGAAGTCGCCATACGCGGGATTAGCCATCCGGATGCAATGCTCACAAAGCATGTCGTGATGTTGGAAGCCATCAGCCGAGAACTCACGCCAAGTGATGAACTCGTCGCCGTACTCGTCAGCCAGGTTGCGCCACTCCACCAACACCGAATCGGTCGGATCAGCCGGTGGCGTACCAATAGCGAGAAGGGTGGACTCAGGCCGCTTCCCCTGAGCCAACATCAGCACGTCGATTGTTTCCCGAGGCGTAACCCCCAACTCATCCAGAGCGCAGAAGCTGTAGTTCAGTCCCTCAAGCGATTCTGGCTCGCTGACCAAGCATTCGAAGGTGGTTCGGTTCCTGGGCACGTACATCCGCTCACGACCAACTTGGCACCTCGCCCTGAGGTCGGGTGAGGTTTCCACTAGCGTCCGCGCGATGCCAAACAGAATCTGAGCCTGTCCCTGCGACCGAGCGCAACAGACGACCGAACCACCCAACTCCGACGTGAACATCTTGTAGACGGCCAGCGCCCCAAGTAGGGAACTCTTCCCAGAGCCCCTGGGCATCATCCACGCCGCCAACCGAGGCGGCATGGGCTCGGCATCCAAGACCGACGCAACCAGCTCACACTGCCAGTCCCGAATGATGAGCGGCTCACCGACACCGTGACCCGAGGGGACAGTCAGGAACTGCTTACAGAACTGCTCGAACCGCTGCGACTCCGAACCCATGGGGTCCCACGGCAACGGCTCCTCAGATACCTTCGCCTTGGGGCCGCGAGCCAGCGACATTCGATAGGTTCCTTGAATCGTTCTTGTATGCGGGCAGCAATCACCCCGTAAGCTGCGGCGCGTGATCGACATTGATGACCTCAACGCCCGACTTGTCCACCTCGGATACGAGGCTGAAGCGGTCGACCATCCGACGCGCCCGCCGATTGTTGTGAAGCCACTCGGCAGACGAGAGCCGCGTTTCGAGTTTCAGACGGTCGCGGATGCAGCCGAGGCGTTCGACCGCCTCGCCGTGACCTCGCAGCGGTGGTCGCTAGATCTAGAGGACGGCAACGTAGACGTTGACCGGACCACAGGGGTCGTGACGCCCCGCGACGGCGGGCAGCCGTTCAATCTGGCCGACCTCGCCATCACTGAGTCCACTGGTGCATCCAATGACGCGCCGCCAGGAGTGCCGACGAGAGATGTTCGCCGCCTGACGCACATCGTCGTCTCAAGCCAGCAGCGTCCGAATTATGGCGGCTGGTGGTATCTCGCACCACCTCGGTAGCGATTTATTTGTCGGCCCGCTTTGCCGGATCTGTGAACACCGCTACGCGCATACCCCTACGCCCCAGGTGCCTGACGTCTGCGTGCCTTTTGGGCTGCGATGCGTTCGCGGACCATCTGGCGTTCCTCATCGGTCACGCTTGCTCGTCGGCTGGCATTCTCGCTGCGGCAGATGACGCGAAGGTTTAACGGGTTGAATGCAAGTGATGGGTCTTCGCTTACTGGGATGATGTGGTCGCAGACAAGATCGGTAGTGGCACCACAGGACTCGCAGAATGGAGACAGTCTGCGAAGTCGTTTGGATAGTTCGCGCCATCGTCGGGTGTCGCGGTGGTCACCTGGTGGTCTGGTGGTTGATCGTTTGGGTCGGCAGTCGGCGCAGCGGGATCCTGTCGGGATCAGTTCACCGCAACAAATGCAGGGGCGACTGAGCATGGCCCGTATTGGCCTCTCACTGCCCCGTGGAGCGAAGTTCAGCGCGTCGGACTAGGTCGGCTAGGTGTGCGGCCTTGAGCGGTGCGCGGTGGCCGTCTCGGCTTGTTGAGTAGCCGACGTGTGTGCCGTCTTCGAGGGTGAGGAGGAGACTCGGCGCGGCGGTACCGGTGTCGAACTCTTCGGCATGCGTTACACGTGTCATCGCTTATCCTTCTTCGTCTTTGGGATGGCATAGGTTCGACAGCGGCTGAATCCTGCGTGGCATCCTGCGAGGACTTCGTGTGATCCGATCATCGATGTTTGGTGCCGGTGTTCGTTCCCGCAGTGGGGGCAGATGACTGTGGCGCGATTTGAGTCGACGTAGATCACCTGTGCGACGCCGTGTTTGAAGTTGCTCACGTACCGCACCGCATCAGTTGGTGGCTGATTTTGGCGACGAGCCGAGCGGCTTGTTCATGGGTCAACCTGAGTCGGTGGTGCACAAGGGAGTTGTCATCGGCGTAGACGTCGATGAGTCCGCCGACTGCGTGTGCGTCGATGTCGACGGGCAGGATGTCGTGGATTTGTGCGGTCGTCCAATGCGGGCGAGGTGTGCTCACTTGGTAACTCCATTGCCATGTCGACGCCGACCATGGTGGACGGCGCACTTCTCATCTGGGCTTCCTAGTCCGCCCTGGATCGCATGATGAGGGACAACGAGGCAACGCGAGTTTGATTCTTGCGCAAGCCATCCAGCCTTCTTCGCCGTCGAAATCAAGTTCGACACGTGGGACGGCGAGAGAGATTCCCAACCGTCCGGTCCAGGCTTCCCGAGCATCATGGCCAGCTCGCCTGGCCTGAAGTTTGCATGGCCGTTGCGCTTGTGCGTTGCAAAGGCGATAGCACCTAGGCGCTGCCATGCGAGAGGCAATGTCGCGGCCTGCTCTTCCCAGAAGGATTGTCGATGCATCGCGAACGGGTTGTCTAGACTCACGCTCAGTACCCGCCCCGCGTAGTGCTTTTGCGTTCCTCGGCTAGGTACTGATCGAGTCCGCTCTTGGGGTAGACCAAACGATTGCCACGCCGGAAACTCAACGGCCCCTTACCGTCACAGCGCAGAACATAGAGCCGCTGCTTTTGGACGCCAAGGATCTCGGCGGCCTCATCGACCGTCAACAAATCGTCAGTGACCATGATTCAGCCCTAGTGTCTTGATCTAGTGAAAGGCATTACTGCCCAATGTGATACGAGCGGCGGAAGCCAAGAGTTCCGTGCATCGCCCTCAGATACTATTGTATCAGTACAAACCGGTTTGCGTTGCTGGCGTTGACTTTCGGCGATCTACCGCCTTTAGGATAGTTCCGATCTTCGGGCGTCAACCGGGGAGATTTCAGAATGTAGCGACGCTCTAAAGAGTCATATAGAGGCGAGTCGCCTACCAGCGGAAACGTGCCAGAATTTCACTGCTCCCGTGAACTGGGTTCACTCCTGCAGTGAAACATGCTTTGACCTGCGTCGACCGGATCGTGCTTCGCTTACGGCGTGACAAGCACAGCGCATCATGCGCTCATTGATGACTCAAACTGAACGCTCGCTAATCGCGTCAATCGCTTCCCATGAATCATGGGCGCGTACCACCGACAGGGCCGCACGCACGGCCCCCGCCCGTGCGGCCATGATGGACAAGTTCGAACGGGAAGTGGACCCGCACAACGAACTAACTCCGCAAGAACGGGCCAAGCGCGCCGAGAACGCTAAGTCGGCCTACTACAGACGGCTCGCATTGAAGTCCGCGAGAGTGCGACGGCGGGTCTAGTTACAGGTCGCCAAGGGCGAGCCGACGAGATTCGGCGGCGGCTAGCTCTGACGCGCTCGCTGCGGTGTAGCGGTCAATCATGTCGCGCGTCGACCACCCGGCCACTGCCATCAATCCGCCCTCGGTGCCCTCGGCCTTCAGCCAACGGGTGGCGAAGGTGTGCCGCATCTTGTGGGGGTGGAAGCCATGGATACCGGCCTTCTCTGCCCGCCGCGCCAAGGCGTGGCGCAACCCGAAGTAGTTGAATGCGCGCCAGTTGTCGGCACCCACCCAGAACTTGCCGGTTTCCGCTGTGCGGTGCGTGCGACGCAGCCGCACATACCGGTCGAGTGCCTGTCCGGTCTGTGGGCCAAACGGTGCGATCCGGCCCTTGCCGCCCTTGCCGCGTCGAACGATCACTAACCCGCGCTGGAGGTCCACGTCTCCAATCTCCATCCCGATCAATTCACCGGCACGCATCCCCGTCTCGGCCAACAGTCTGACGATGGCCTCGTCGCGCCGGTCGGTGAAGTCCTTGCCTTGGCACGCCTTGATGAGCGCCTGGAGCTGGTCGTCGGTCAGTGCCTCGACCACCTTCCGGTCAACCTTCGGTTGCTTGATGCCGATGGTGGGGTCGGCTGGCAGTTCGCCTTCTTCGGTGAGCCATGCCGCGAATTGGCGGACACCCAGAAGTCGCGCTTGCGCGGTCTTTGGTTGCTTGCCGCCTTCGAGAAGATCGGCGACGAAAGCCTGGACAGCGGCCTTGGTGAGAACGGGGGGAGTGCCCGTCTTTTCGCACCAGCGAAGGAACGCGATGACGCCCTGGCTGTACGAACTGATGGTTGCTGGGGACTTCCGTTCTGCCCTCATGGCGAGTTGCCAGGAGGGCAGGAGGGCGGCGAGGTCGGGCAGCAAATCGCATGTCAT